AGACTAAACAAGGAGGAATGCCGTCAAGTTCTTGATTTGTGTTTGAAGTATCATGATGCAAATGTTGGCATCTCGTGGGAAATTCTGGATACACACATCTTAGATTTGTTTGGTCATCGGAAAAAGGTAGCGTAACATGTGGACATTAATAATAGTTCCTGCACTCATTGCGATTCTTTATCCTGAGTTTGCAGGAACTATTAGAGATAGAGTTACAAGGCCTAATTTAAAATAGACAAAAGCTGATCCCGTTCCCGCATCATGTTTTGGTTGTTACTATTATTACTTGCCCTGCTGCTGTTCACAGTACCAGGGCAGGTAGCTCTGCTGCTTCTGTTGATTTTGTTGATGTAGTCCCGTTCCCGCATCCCACGTCCCGTTCCCGTAGTCTTGATTAATCAAAGAGAAGTTCACCATCCTGAAGGTAGCTGCATCGGAAAAAGGTGCGGAAATTCCTGCATTGAGAGGACTAATATGATTTATTTTAAATACAACTAAAAAGTTAATTGACTTTAAAAGTATCTCATATATATAAGATAATAAATAAACAACATAAGGAGCAACCATGGGTATGGACGTGTACGGATTAAATCCGAAAATTAAAGAAGGTTCTGTGAAACCTAAAATAGACTGGAACACAGCAACCGAAAAAGAAAAAGACGATTACTTCAAGCAGATGGACAAGTTTGAAGAAGAGAACAAAGGTTATTACTTTCGCAATAATGTTTGGTGGTGGAGACCTCTTGCGAATTATATAATCGAGTTCACTGGTTGTGTGGAAGAAGAACATGTAGACTACTGGCACGAGAATAGTGGTTTTAAGGTAAATGAAACTGTTGCAAGAGAAATTGCTAAACAGTTAAAACATTTAATTAAGGTCGGACATACAAAAATGTATGCCGAACAACACATGGCAGATTATAAGAAAGCAGAGGCACACAACAAAAAAGTTGAAGAAGAGGCGCAAAAGTTCCATCAAGAAATGGTAAAAAAGCATGGAATGGGTATTGCTCCGCGTGATTATCCTAAAGAAGATTACGAAAAATGGAACGTAATACAAAATAAAAAAGACTGGACTGGCGATTATCCGTTTAATATAAAAAACGTTCAAGAGTTCGCAGAGTTTGCCGAAGAGTCAGGCGGTTTTAAAATTTGCTAAATTAAAAGTTCACGGGCGACCACGGTCGCCCGTCCCGTTCCCGTTCCGTGATGCGTGACTTGTTTGCAGATGTTAATAATAATACCATCCAGCGCATCCTGGATCTCCCTGCAATTTTTTCTATTTTTGACTTGACTTCAGTAATAAGCTATCTTATGTATATAAGATAACAAACAAAAGGAGCACTATGATAAAAGCAATAGAGTTAAAAAAAGGTGATAAAGTAAAAACAAATCAGTTAGGTCTTGAAACTTCCGGCGTTCTTTTGGAGTCACCGAAACAAGGTCGCGGTCTTAAACAGACAATCTTAGTTGACTGTAAAGGGTCAGAGGTTGGTTTGTTCGATGAGGCCGGATCAGTTTACATCAATCAAGTTAAAAAAGTTTTAAGGAATGATACTTGGATTGAAGTAGTGGTTTAATGTTTTGGATTTCAATCCTTGCAGTGATTGGCCTGTTGTTTACCACAGCAGGCCAATTGCTTTTACTTTTATTTTTAATTTTACTTCTTCTCTAATCCCGTCCCGTTTCCCATCCTGTTCCCGTTCCGTGATTAATTTATTAAAGCAGCGGATGGGATGCAGCTGACAACGGTGGAACTGGTGGAGTTGGTTGCAGGGTAGTGTTTTGGTTTTAAACATTAGATTTTTAAATTTGATATGAATGTTGCAAAGAAGCAACAGTAAAAAAATAATTGTACATAATTAAAAATATTTCTTGTTTTAATTATCTTATGTATATAAGATAATTATTGTCATTAATAACTAATGAAAGGGAAACAATGACAAAACAAAAAACAAAAATAGAATTATCAACTAAAAATAAACAGTTGATAGTTCGCGCGTGTGATTTGTTAGAAAAAAAAGCGGAGTTAAATTCTGACTGGAATAGAATTATCAAGCCAGAATTAGTTCAACTTTTTGATTTGTTAAAAACAAATAATCTAACGATACAAAAAGATAAATTTATTTATTCGATTAACAAAGATGTTAAAGAGATAAATATTTTTTCTCAAGAGGACTTTAAAAAAGACAATATGGAATTGTTTAAAAAGTTCTCGACAAAGTCTATTCGAACCTCATATACTCATGACATTAAGGAGTTAATATGAAAAAATTCGAATTAGAAAAACTTAACCAGATTGTGTCTCAAAATAAAAGTAGTGATGAGATAATTATTGAGTTAAAAAAACAAATCGATACTTTTAAAAACAAAATACAATTTATCGATTGGCAACTATTAGCTAGTTATCTTGATTCGAAGATATTTGAATTTATTATCGCGAATCAGAGTGACTTGAAAATAGCTAACTTCGGACGTGAATTATCTCAAGACTTGGCGGACAAGTTTAACGTACAAAGGGACATGGCTAATCGGCAAACAACACAACACTAACTATCTTACAACTAGGGCGTGTTTCACGCCCTAGTTAAATTAGTATCTCTATTTCTTGCAACCTATTAAAACATACTTCTAGCACCCTACACCCCCTTAAAACTGCAGATGTATCTTACAGTCGTTGACTTGTGCAAACATTGACACAAATATATACTGCATTTTACTTATGAATTTGGAGCTAGTCCCTCGTGAAAAATTAGAAAAAACTGCAAAACTTTTAAAGGCACAAAAGATACTATTAGCCAGAGAAAATTTTATTTATTTTGTTAAACAAGTCTGGCCAGATTTTATTTGCAGAGAGGGTAAGGAACCTTCTACATGGGGGCACCATCAAATTATTGCGGATAAGTTGACTCAAGTTGCTCAAGGCAAAATTAAAAGATTAATAGTCAACATGCCACCTAGACATACAAAATCAGAGTTTGCCTCTTATCTTTTTCCGGCATGGATCATGGGACTCCTGCCCAAGTCTAAAATTATGCAAGTCTCTCACAACGCAGAATTATCTTTTCGATTTGGTAGAAAAGTAAGAAACTTGATACAGGGGGAGGAGTATAAAAAAGTTTTTAATAATTTGGATTTATCAGAAGATTCAAAAGCTGCTGGTCGTTGGGAAACAAATCATGGTGGTGAATATTTTGCAGCCGGCGTCGGTGGTGCAATAACCGGTAGAGGTGCTGATTTTTTAATTATTGATGACCCTCATACTGAACAAAATATCATGTCAGAGAATGCTATGGAAAAAACTTATGACTGGTATGTGTCTGGACCTCGTCAGCGTTTACAACCAGGTGGAGCGATTGTGATTGTTATGACACGCTGGGCAACAAATGATTTAACAGGACAACTTTTGAAAGCACAAGTAAATGAAAGAGCAGATAATTGGGAGGTAATACAATTTCCAGCAATCTTGGACAGCGGACAACCTGTATGGCCAGAGTATTGGCGTATTGAAGAATTAGAATCTGTTAAAGCATCTATACCTCCTAAAAGATGGAATGCACAATATATGCAAAATCCAACAGCAGAAGAAGGTGCATTAATTAAACGTGAATGGTGGATTCCTTGGCAAGGACAAATACCTGCTCTGCAATATGTTATACAAAGCTATGATACTGCATTTACAAAAAAAGAAACTTCAGATTATTCTGCGATTACAACTTGGGGAATATTTAAACCATACGATGATTCTCCAACATGTTTAATTTTATTAGACTCAATAAGAGGTAGATATGAATTTCCAGAATTAAAATCTATCGCGTTAGAACAATATAATTATTGGAAACCAGAGTCCGTGGTCATTGAAGCAAAAGCATCAGGTATGCCTCTGATACAAGAATTACGTAGAATGGGAATACCTGTTTTAGATTTTGTGCCTGGAAGAGGAAGGGATAAACATTCTAGAGTAAACGCTTGTGCACCAATCTTTGCATCAGGTATGGTTTATTATCCAGAGGGTAAACAATTTGCCTTAGAAGTAATTGAAGAATGTGCTTCCTTTCCAAATGGAGATCATGATGACCTAGTCGACAGCACCACTCAAGCTGTGTTAAGATATCGAGAAGGTAATTTTATCAGTGCTCAACATGATTTTGTTGAAGAGAAACAATCAAGATTACCAGCGGAGTATCAATACTATGGCTAGAGGGACTTGTTGGCATGGATACGAACAAAAAGGAATGAAGAAAAAAGGAAATAAATTAGTTCCTAATTGTGTAAGGTTGGGTAAAGTAAAAGGTGGTTTAGCAAGACAAGCAGCTATTGCTATATCGATGAAAAAAGCTGGTAAAAAACCAAAAAAAAAATGAGCGGAAAAAAAATTAAAGAGGAATTAAAAAAAATACCTAAAACAATACCATTAACCACAATAGGTTCAGCTGGAGGAGTTGATTTTGATTTTGGCGTAGGCATTAATCCAAAGGACAGACCAGAAGCAATCATAGGAGCAAAACGAAGCGATACTAATGACACAAGCTACCTGTATGGTGCAATTGGTCCAAAAGGAATTAATCAAATTGGTATTGGAAAAAATTTTAATGAGAGCCAAGGAAACATTAGCTTAAGTGGTTCTAAAGAGGGATTTGGTGTAAAAGGAAAAATAAATTTTCAATTAGGAGGAAAAGTGGATAAAAAAACAAAACCAAAAAAAATAGTGAAAGATAATTATTTAGACCGTAACGAATTCAAAGAAGGGTTTTATGATCAAAAAGATAAACCTCCAATTACACCAAGCACCTATTATGGAACAGCAAGTGGTAAAACTTCGTTTGAATCTCCTATTGTAGATCCAGATACATCAATGATGCAAAGTGCTAATTTTAAAGAAGGTGGAATGACTAATCCTAAATCTTTTGAAAGACAAACTTTAGAAAAAAAAGGCTACACTGACATGATGAAAAATATGAAAGAAAAGGAAGTAAATGAATTGTATGATAGTGTAATGGGAACTTTTACAAAAAGATTTTCTGAGGGTGGTGTAGTTAAAGGTAATGGTAAAGTTTTAAAGGATAGAATAAAAAAAACCAAGTATTACTAAAATGGCCGTACAAGATTTCAAGGATCCTGATACGTCGCTAATGGAATTTGCAAATGTTTTAAGCGCTGAAGAAGTTGCTAAAAACAAACAGCAATTTTTATCTGGCATAGCGTCCTTGGGTTATGATCTAGCACCAGTGACTGGTGAGTTTAGGTCTCTGCAATACGCACAAGATGAAGCAAGAAATTTAGTTCAAAATATTTTATCTAAAGATCCTGATAAAATTAATATGGTTGCACAAGGTTTAGGAATAGGTCTTGGTGTGCTAGGTGCTATTCCAATCGTGGGCTATGGAACACGGATCGCGAACCGTGGTCTACAAAAACTGTATGAAGCTATAGGCCCAGGATCCAAGACTGATGAAGTCGTAAAATCTTCACAACCAACTGAAAGCGCTGTCACAACAAGTAGATCACCAAGTTCCTTAGATCAAGCTAACTCAGAGATACATTCGCAAATGATTCAAAGAGATCCTGTTTTTGAAATTTTTGTAAGAGGATTGCCTGAGTATAGAAGAAATACCTTTGCAGAAAATTTAAGAGAATATCAAAATTTGTCCACAGCTCAACGACAAGAACTTATTGGAACTAGAGCAATAGATGTAAATGAACCAAGATTAATTAGTGAAAAAAAAGCTTTTAATGAGTATGCACAAGTAGAAAAAGAAAAAGAAAAATTAATTCAAAAGTACGAACTAGCCGTTACTAAACCAAGTAAAGGCAGAGAGATGACCACGGTCAACGATCCACTTACATTTGGCCAAGGTTCATTAAAAAATATAGGTGAAAAACAAAAACATGTTAGAGAATTTATTGGTTCTGAGTCTTATGATGTGATTGCAAAATCAGGAGTTGAGCGTGGAACAGCCGATCAATGGATTGGGTTTTTAAGAAATGCGAGAGCAAAAGGAGTTAAATCTGAAGAGCTTGCAGATTCTGGATTATTAACATTCAATTCAAAAGGGGAACCTATTAGTGGAGAATTGTTTAGTATATCCAGAACAAGTCCAAAAGCAATAATTACTAAACAAGAAATATTAGCTTCTCTTGAAACAAATCCTGCATTTAATTTGAAAATAAGAGATTATGAATATCCAATCAAATTAGAAAAATTAATTGATATAAGACAAAGTCAACAACCATTAATCGAGGATGTTACAAAAATATTGCTTGAAAAATCATTTGCAACAAATCCATTAAACAGAGAAGTTTTTGGAAAAATTATAGATGATATTGATGGTGCAGAAACTTTACTTGACACAATGTCCAGTGATTTAAGAGGAATCAAATCTGATACTTTTACAAAATTAATAAATCAGTTGGATCAATTATTAATTGATCTGCCACAAAATAAAGCTTTAACTGTGAGAGCTTTAAAAGAATATTATCAAAAAATTAATGCAATAAATTCAGAGGCACTTAAGATAGAAAAACTTTTTCCAACTCCAAGACATTCTAAAGCTAAACCATTAGGGGGCATTGATTATAGAGAAAAAGTTATTTTTTATGACAATCCAATACCTAATAATTCAAGTTCAAAAAACGCTTTTACATCACACTTTCCTGAACCAAATCCAGTAGCGTTTACACGATACGATGTTCGTGGTGTAGATTCGTATGGAGATACTTTTTTTTTATTTGAATTACAATCAGATCCTCATCAAAATATTAGTAAAGGTTTTAAAAGTATTAATGACAAAGCTAGAGATTTAATAGAAAAAAATCAACCTGTAAGTATAACTTCCGACATGATGGTAAGAAATAATCCTTTTGCAAATAAAATATCCACTCAAATTGCAAAAAGAGAAAAACAAGAAATAATTGATGAGATGAAAAAATATACCGATATTGCTTCGACCAGACCATTGAATGATGTCGAGATGAAAGAATTAACAGACTTAAGACAAAAATTAATAACCATGGATTTTAAGGCACCTGAGCCCACATTGCAACAAAAAGTAAATATGTATTACAGTGGTAATGAAATATTTAGGCAAAATAAAAAATCTTATGATTATTTTCCAATGGGCAGAGAAGAAACTTGGGTTAAATTAAGTTTAAAAAGTTTAATAAATTCTGCTCAAAGAGAGAACAAACGTTATGTAGCCCTTGCCCCAGCAGAATTTTTTCAGTTGGATCAAAATAATAAATTCAAAATAGAACAATTTTATGGTCTAGGGGCTGGAGATTTAATGCCGTATTTCAAAAAAAATCCTAAAATTAAAAATGAAAATATTGTTTTTAAAGGAGGGCCTGAAGGCATCGGTAAGTACAGAGAAAATACTGCTATTAAAACTGGTCCTGATAAACAAGGAGAGGAATTTTATCCAGGTAAATTATCAGGCACAGCAGTTCTACCAAAAGCTGCTCAGGATATAGTAAAAGAAATGGGAGGCAATTTATCCGTTAAAAAAGTGTATTTAACTGATCCAACAAAACCTTACAAGGTATTAAGCACAAAACGTGAAGGAGTAGAGATGAGACCTGTTAGAGCATTTAAAAGCGAGATATACAGAAATAATTATTCTAGAAAATATGGTGGTAGAAACTATGATGTGGTAGACAATAACGATCCTATAAATTATGTCGAAAGTATAGTAATAGATACACAAGGCATGAAAAAAACGCCAAGCAAAGGGTATAAACTAGGAGGATTGGTAGAAGTCAAAAGAGAGTTCTTCGTACCATTAATTTAATGTTTGATAAATTTATAGCTGATTATATTAAAAAAGGTACAAGTGCAGAGGCAACAATCAAAGATCAATTAAGCCAAGTTCAAGAAACAGGACTAGGTTTAGAGGGTCAAAAGAAAAAATACGGCGTAAAATTAAAATCAGGTGGTATAGTTTCTAGAGGTCAAAAATTAGCTAGATTAAAATTAACAAAAATTTTTTAAAATGGCAGAAGAAGATATTCAAATTGAAGAAACTGTTGGTACTATTCCAGAACCGGTGACTACAGTTATTGATGAAGAAAATAATCTCATAGCTGGTGAGCCCTTACCCGAAGAGGGAGAGCAGGAAAATTTTTTTGCAAATCTTGCAGAAAAATTAGATGAACAAGAATTGAAAAAAATAGGATATCAATTAGTTACTGAAGTAAATTATGACAGAACTTCACGAGATGATTGGGTTCAAGGTTATGTTAAAGGATTAGATCTTTTGGGATTCAAGTATCAATCTTTAACGAGACCATTTATTGGAGCATCAGGAGTAACACACCCTCTTCTTGCAGAATCAGTAACACAATTTCAAGCACAAGCAATTAAAGAATTACTACCAAGCTCTGGCCCAGTAAGAACAGAGGTTATTGGAGCAGAGACAGAAGAAAAAATACAACAAGCTCAAAGAGTAAAAGATTTCATGAATTATATGCTCATGGACAAAATGGAAGAATATACTCCTGACTTTGATCAAATGTTATTTTATCTTCCACTTGCAGGTTCAGCATTTAAAAAAGTTTACTACGATGAATTAATGCAGAGGGCAGTTTCAAAATTTATACCAGCAGAAGATTTAATAGTTCCTTATAATGCAACAGATCTGCAAGATGCTCAACGAATTACACAAGTTGTAAAAATGAATTCAAACGAATTAAAAAAAATGCAAATTTCAGGAATGTATTTAGACATTAATTTGCCAAAACCCTACTATTCTCAAAATGATGCAAAAGATAAAGTGAATGAACTAGAAGGTATATCACCAACTCCTGAAACAGCTGAGGATACTTATAATTTAATTGAAGTACATACATTTTTAGATTTACCTAACTTTGAAGAAGAGGGAAATATTAAAGTCCCATATATCGTAACGATCGATGAAGATTCTCAAAAAGTATTATCTATTTACAGAAATTATAATCCTGATGATTTAATGAAAAAAAGAAAAAATTATTTCGTTCATTTTAAATTTTTACCTGGTTTAGGATTTTATGGCTTTGGTTTAATTCATATGATTGGTGGTTTATCCAGAACTGCAACTTCAGCTTTAAGACAATTACTTGATGCGGGAACATTATCTAATTTACCTGCTGGATTTAAATCTAGAGGAATGAGAATAAGAGATGATTCTGAGCCACTGCAACCAGGTGAATTTAGAGATGTAGATGCTCCGGGCGGTAATATAAAAGATCAATTTCAATTACTTCCTTTCAAAGAACCCAGTGGAACATTATTTAGTTTGTTAAATTATTGTGTTGAGTCAGGAAAAAGATTTGCTTCGATTGCTGATATGCAAATTGGTGACATGAATCAACAAGCACCTGTTGGAACAACAATGGCATTATTAGAACGTGGTTCAAAAGTTATGTCCGCAATCCACAAACGATGTTATTACGCAATGAAACAAGAATTTAAAATTCTTGCACAAGTGTTTGCAGATTATTTACCACCAGAGTATCCATACGATGTTTATGGCGGTGAGAGAAAAATTAAAGCTCAAGATTTTGATAGAAGAGTAGACATTATTCCAGTGGCAGATCCTGACATATTTTCTATGACACAACGAATACAAGTTGCACAAGCTGAATTGCAATTAGCTCAAACTAATCCACAGATGCACAATATCCATGAAGCTTACAGACGCATGTATGAAGCACTTGGAGTTAAAAATATTAATGGAATTTTAAAACCACCTCCTGAACCACCTCGACCATTAGATCCAGCTATTGAAAATACAGGTGCATTACAAATGGTTTTACCGAAAGCGTTTCCACAACAAGATCATGATGCACACATTGCAGCCCATATGGCATTTATGATGAGTAGAATGGTGCAGATTAATCCTCAAGTTTATGCATTACTACAAGGTCATTTAATGGAACATGTAAGTTTAAAAATAAAACAACAAGTTTTAGCTGACTTTCAAAGTAATTCAGCTATGATACAGCTTCAACAAAGCGATGAAGATGCATTTGCCATTGAATTTGATAGTGAAGTGGCAAAAAGACAAGCAAAAATGACACAAGAATTGGCTCAAATGGAGACACAATTTGATGCTCAGAAGGGGCAAGACCCATTAATTGGTTTAAAACAACGTGAATTAGACCTCAAAGCCATGGATATTCAAAGAAAAGCTGTTGAAGAAGCTAAAAAAATGAATTTTGAACGTAATAAGTTCAGTGCTCAGCAGACTTTACAAGAGGACAAACTTAATTTAAATGAAGAATTAGGAAAAAAGAGAATAAACATAGCAGAAGCTAAATTAAAACAAGATTTAAAAAAACCTACGCAAAAAAAGGAGTAAAAAATGCCATATGATTCTACAAAAGAGAGAAGTCCTAAAGATAAAATGATGAAAGAAATTAAAAAAACTCCTTCTACTGCCAAAAAAGTTGGAAAAAAAGAAGGTGGACGAATAAAGAAAAAAAGTTTTCCAGATTTAACAGGTGATGGCAAGGTGACTATGAAAGATATTTTAAAAGGTAGAGGTGTCATTAAGAAAAAAGGTGGCATTATGAAAAAAGCAGACGGTGGTTTAATTCGAATGCATAAACAAATGGCAATGAGCAATAAAAAATTCACATGATGAGCGGAGCTAAAAAAGGCCAAAAGCCTAAAAAACAAATAAAACAAAAACCGATAAAAGCAATGACTGGTTTAGAAATTGCAGCTATTGGAGCACTTGCAGGAATGGCTGGTTCAGCATTGTTGGGTGGAAAAAAATCTACTGCGCCAACACCCTTAAATAATCCAGCTGCTATGATTGCGCCATTAAGTGGATTTGTAGGAAAAAAAGAAGAGGAAGAAAAAAAACCTGGAATGAAAATGGGTGGATTATCCGGAGGCAAAAAATATGGAGTTCCTCCTAAAAAAGGTCCTATGTCACGAGGCTTGAAAGATGGCGGAATGATTCACAATGATAAAATGGGAATAGAAGGTGGTTCTTCAATGGGTCAGAAAGAAATCCAAGTTAAAAAAAAGGTTTTTAAAGGCATATTTTAATGATTCAAATGTTAGGTGCTGTCGCACCATTAGCTAAAATATTATTCAATACAATTGATAAAGCTGTCACCGATAAAGATTTACAAGAAAAATTAAAAGCACAATTACAAATTCAATTATTACAATCTAACACAGCGGAACTTCAAGCAGCTGCTAAAGTAGTTGAAGCTGAAGCAAAAGCAGGTTGGTTTGCAGCAAGTTGGCGACCATTATTAATGTATGTATTGATTTTTATTTTAATATGGAATTATGTTTTAGGGCCTCTCATATTATATTTTTTTAAATCATCTATTATAATTGTAGAATTACCTGATGATGTTTGGACATTACTGCAAATAGGTCTTGGTGGTTATGTTGTAGGAAGATCTGCAGAATCTGTTGCTAGAACAATGGCGAACAGATCTCAAGCAAAAGATCAGGAGAATGGATAATGTTAGAAAGATTAAAAGACTTAATTGTAAAGAATTATATTACAAAAAAAATTCAAGAAAAAAATAATGTTCTTTTAAAAAGTCGAAAAGAAGTAGAAATTAATGGTAATGGAACGCATGGTTATATGATAAAGGAAGGTGAACATAAAGGTGTTGTTTTAGGTCATGTCACTAGAGAAAAAAAAATTATTGAATGATCCGTGGTGACAGTAAAGATTACAATTTACTTGATAATTGGGTACGAAACATAAAATTAAAATCAGATAACGTTTTAACTTGTGAGATAGGGGTTCGCGAAGGGCTTGGTTCTAAAATTATAATGGACGGTTTTAGATTAAACTGTCCAAAACAATATACTCACATCGGCATAGATCCCTATGGAAATTTAAACTATCAACATTACGACAATTCCCCTTCTTTCACTGCTGATTACACAAATGAAATGCGATTGCAGTTAGAAAAAGATTTATCTGATTATAAAGAATTTAAATTATATCATATGACAGATAGAGAATTTATGCGACGTTATCCAGAATATAATAATTTTATATTGGTTCATTTTGACGGTCCTCATATGACAAAAGATGTATTAAATGAAGCAGTATTTTTTGCTGAACGCAGTATTATAAATTCAAGATTTGTTTTTGACGATTATCAAAAATTTGATATGGATACAGTATCTAAATGCTTAAAATATTATAATTTTGAAATATTAGATAAAGGTGAAAATAAAATATGCCTAGAAAAAAAAAGATAGTAATTAACGATTATATGCAACATTGGATACATTCTACAGAAACAGGTCATATATTTAAAATTGTAGATAGCAAAGATAACGTTTTGGAGATTATATGTAACTGGAAGAATTACAAAAGAAAAGGCAGATTTCACAAGATGTAATTATGGATTTTGATACATTAAGGTACATTCAAAAAAGGATAAAAGAGAAAAGATCCTTGTTGTGTGATAAAATTATCATAGGTGTTGACAATTTTACAACATATCAATATATAATAGGTCAAATCAGATCACTTGATGATCTGCTACAAGACCTAACGGACTTGTTAAAAAAACAGGAGCTAAATGACGACGACAACGCCTCAGGCGCCCGAGACTGATTCGAAAGAAAACGGTCTCTTAAATGCATATAAGACCAAGGAAGAGGTAGAAAAACTCTATCTCGATTCATCATCTCTTGATGAAAAATTAATTGATAAATTACCTACACCTACAGGTTGGAGAATTTTAGTTCTTCCATATTCTGGTCCGCAAAAAACTAAAGGTGGAATAATTTATTCTGATGTAACACAATCCACAATTCAACAAACTACAGTTGTAGGTTTAGTTTTAAAAATGGGATCTCTTTGTTACAGAGATAGAAAAAAATTTCCATTGGGTGCGTGGTGTAAAGAAAATCAATGGATCATTTTTGGAAGATATGCAGGAAGCCGTTTCAAAATAGATGGCGGAGAAGTTCGAATTTTAAACGATGATGAAATCATCGCAACAATCAATAATCCAGAGGATATATTGCATACATATTAAGAATAAAAAGGAGCTAAAATGTCAGAAACTGAAATACTAAAACCAAGTCAAAAAACTGTTGAGTTAGATACTGACGGTTATGAAGATAAAGATGTTGTTGTTCAAGAAAGCAAAAAAGAGAACGAAAAAGTAAAAATAGTCAGCGAAGAAGTTATTCCTGAAGGCACAATTGTTAATCAACATAAAGATGATAAAGTTGAAATACAAGTACAAGAGGAAACTGAAAAAACAAACACCACAGAATCTAAAGATTCTAAACCTCAATCAAAACCCGATGATCTTTCATCATATTCAAAAGATGTAAGGTTACGAATAAATGAACTTACAGGCAAAATGCGAGAAGCTCAAAGAAGAGAAAAAGCTGCACTTCAATATGCAAAAGGTTTACAAAAACAAGTTGAGGAAGTTAAAATAAGATTTCCAAAAATAGAAGAAAGTTACTTAAAAGAATTTGAGGCTAGGGTGGAATCTGATCAAATTCAAGCAACGAGAGAACTTCAATCGGCAATTGAATCTCAAGATGCTGTAGCAATATCAAAAGCTAATCAGAGATTAGTTCAAATTTCTATAGAAAAAGAAAGACTTTCAAATACAAAATATATGAGAGAGCAAGAAGCTGAAAAAGCCAAAATTGCTCCTAAACAGCAATTTAATGAAGAACAAATTTATGCAAACATGCCCAAAACTAGCGAAAAAGCTAGAAAATGGGCTGAGAAAAATGATTGGTTTCTAAATGATGACATCATGACAGATGCCGCATTAAAAATTGATGCAAAGATAAAAAGTGAGGGTATTGAAGTAGATAGTGATGAGTACTATAATGAATTAGATAAACGATTGAGAGATTATTTTCCTCAAAAGTTTGCTAACTCTCAACTAGAAGTTGATGAGAATAAACAGGAGCCACGTAAAGTCGTCCAAAACGTTGCAACTGCTAATAGAAATCAAACTGGACGCAGGACTGTGAGACTCACCAAATCACAGTTGGCTATTTCTAAAAAATTAGGGGTGCCACCTGAAGAATACGCGAAATATGTGAAAAACTAAAAGGAGCTAAAATGAAAAAAGAAGAAAATAAAAGGGTTTCGCGCGAGTCTGAGCAAAGATCAAAAGATCTAAGAAAAAAAGTTTGGACTCCACCATCAAGTCTAGATGCGCCTCCGCCACCAACTGGATTTCATCATCGTTGGATTAGAGCAGAGACAATGGGTTTTCAAGATACTGCAAATGTATCTAAAAAACTAAGAGAAGGATATGAATTAGTACGAGCTGAGGAATTAAAATCTCAAATTGGAGAGAATGATTATCCAGTTATCTCTGAAGGAAGACACGCAGGCGTAGTTGGGGTTGGTGGCCTATTGTTGGCTAGGATACCTGAGGAAATCGTGGAATCGCGCAAGAATTACTTTAGGAGTAAGACAAAACAACAAATGGACGCGGTTGACCAAGACGTTTTAAAGGAACAACGACCTGAGATGCCTATTAATATTGATAGACAATCTCGTGTGACATTCGGTGGAGGATCTAAAAAATAATTTTTTAGAAATAGACCATCGAGTTATTAAACTTAAAATAAAATAGGAATAAAAAACTATGGCTAACACACAAAAACCATCTGGCTTAACACCTGTTAGGATGCTTGGTGGCACGCCGTTTAATAACTCTCAAAACAGATATAGAATCTTGAAAAATTATGGCACAGCCATATTTCAAGGGGATCTAGTTAAAACTGTTACTAATGGTACAATCGAAAGAGCGGCTGCTGGTGACAATCCTGTTGTTGGAGTATTTAATGGAGTGTTTTATACTGATCCTACAACACAAAAGCCAACTTTTAAAAACTTTTACCCTGGTTCAATAAGTGCGAATAACATTATTGCCAATGTAATAGATGACCCAAATGTAGTTTACTCAATCGCATCTGACGAATCATTCCCAAATGCTGATTTGTTTGGAAACTACAGTATTGTGGCTACAGTTGGAAGTACACTCTCAGGAGTATCAAAAGAAGCATTGGATGCCTCAACAATTTCTGCGGCAACAACTTTTGTACTTAAAGCAATTGATATATCTCAAGATCCAGATAACTCTGATCAGACTACATCAAATGTTGGTGTACTAGTATTAATTAACGCTCACGAGTACCGTGCTGGTACCGTCGGCAAAGCATAAGGAGTTTAAACTATGGCTATTTCAAGAGCACAACTAGTTAAAGAACTAGAGCCAGGTCTGAACGCTTTGTTCGGCTTGGAATATGCACGATACGAAAATCAGCATACTGAAATATTTTCAACTGAAACTTCAGACAGAGCTTTCGAGGAGGAAGTAATGTTATCAGGTTTTGGTTCTGCTCCAGTAAAAAATGAAGGTGCAGCAGTAGAATTTGATGATGCAGTAGAAAGCTTTACAGCTAGATACACACATGAAACTATTGCTCTTGCTTTTGCAATTACTGAAGAAGCAATTGAAGATAATTTGTATGATCGATTAGCGGCTCGTTACACAAGAGCGTTAGCAAGATCTATGGCTAACACAAAACAAGTTAAAGCGGCGGCTGTACTAAACAATGCGTTTAGTTCAAGCTTCCCTGGAGGAGATGGAAAAGAGCTTTGTGCTACTGATCATCCTCTAGTAAGTGGCGGAACTTTCAGTAATGAATTATCAACAGCAGCTGATTTATCCGAAACTTCACTTGAACAATCTTTAATCGACATTCAAGCATTTGTTGACGAGAGAGGATTAAAAATTGCTCTACAAGGCAGAAAATTAATAATTCCAAAAGAATTACAATTTACTGCAGAGAGAATTTTAAAATCACCTCTTAGAGTTAGCACTGCTGATAACGATATCAATGCACTTAAGAATATGGGAATGATTCCAGAGGGTTATAGAATCAACAATTTCTTAACTGATAGTGATGCGTTTTTCATCATGACTGATGCTCCTAATGGACTTAAGCATTTTGTAAGAGCTCCATTAAGAACAGCGATTGAAGGTGACTTTGACACTGGTAATACAAGATTTAAAGCTAGAGAGAGATATTCTTTTGGATTCTCTGATCCTAGAGGAGTCTTCGGATCACCAGGAGCTTAATATAAATTAAGTTTTTATTAAGGGGCTTGTGTTTACACAGGCCCCTTTTTCATTTATAATTATTTCACTATACATTAACTTTTAATCTAGACGCGTATAGTAGACGGCCTAGAGACTAGATTAAAAAAACTAGGAGAATATAAATATGGCAAAAACTACGTTTTCAGGACCAGTCCTTTCCCAAAGCGGAAGTGGATTTATTGGATCAATAACACCTGGCTACACAGGATTAACTGTATCAACAGTTGCAACAGCAGCAACTTTAACTTATGTAGCAAATACTATAACAGTAAATAATTTTACAGGAGCTGCGGCACAACTTGTAACGTTACCAGAAGCAAACGTGGGCGTGGTAGTAGTGCATGCTCAATCAGTTGATACAACTGGTGGTACAAATACTCTTATTTTTGATTGTGCAGGGTCAGATGCATTTCAAACAGGATCAGTGGTTGAAAGCAGAACGGCAAGTGCTGTATCATTTGATACGTCAATTGTAGGTGAAACAAGACTTGTTTACACACCAGCCAACGCTGTTACAAATTTATTTAGTATTGGATCAAAAATTTTCTTTTCATGTACAACAAATGGTATATGGACAATAAATTTTGATTTTAAAATGAATCCAGCAAGCACAGGAACAACAGGTACTTTTGCTTTTGCAGCTTAATAAATTAATTTAAGGAGCTCTTCGGAGCTCCTTATAAAAGGGAAAAAATTATGAAGTCAGATGTAAAACCAGTCGTATCGAGTGCAAGTAATGCTGTATTATTTACAGGACCCACACGTTTAAGAGGATATGCTGTTCAATCAACTGGAACTGCTGGATCTGTTATAATTAATGGATTGGCAACAGTTTCAACAGTAAGTTCATCAACTAACACGCAAGTTTTTATTCCAGTAAGAGTTGGAGCTAATCAAACAGAAACACTTAGTATTCCAGAAGATGGTGTTTTATATGCCAAAAGAAATGGTATAGGAATAATTGATGGAATTGGAATTACCGGGAATAGTGCTAGTTTAAATGTAATTTTATTTATTGATAAATAAAATGCCTAAACACGGCATTCAAGTAAAAGGAACTGGTAAAGCAATTCTCGCGTACGCGCGCGGGGGCGATGTGCAACCTCCAAAAACTAAAAAATATTTTAGACCCACTAAATCTGGAGCTGGAATGACCAGAGCTGGAGTTGAAAGATACAGGCGAGAAAATCCTGGATCCAAACTAAGCACAGCTGTTACTGGAAAAGTAAAACCTGGTAGTAAAGCAGCTCAGAGAAGAAAATCTTTTTGTGCTAGATCAGCTGGACAAATGAAAATGTTTCCAAACGCAGCTAAAGATCCTAATTCACGTTTACGACAAGCACGTAGACGATGGAAGTGCTAATAACAAAAAAGGTAGGGTATGAACAGCAAGTTATTAGTACACAAACATTTAATTATTAGAGCAGAAACATACAGTCCTCCAATGGAAGAGGATTATTTAAAATGGTGGTTTGAAAAATTTATAAAAGAAATTGAAATGAAAGTAATGATGGGTCCTTACATTAAGTATTCTAACATGACAGGTAATCGTGGAATTACAGGAGTAGCAATCATTGAGACATCTCACATTGTCATGCATGTATGGGATGAACCAAATCCAGCATTAATGCAATTTGATGTTTACAGTTGTGGTGAATTTAACCCTAAAAAAATATGTGAAAAAATTACTAGCGATTTTATTGTAGAAAAGATAGATTATAAATTTCTAGACAGAGAAAATGGTTTAAGCGAAATAATTGAAAAAAAATTATGATGAATTAGATTATTAATGTCCTATTTAAACGCAAACATTCCTCCTATATATTGTAAAATAAGAAGGGAGTATTTATATGACTTACGAAAAAATCAAGGCGAAACTGAAGATTGTGTGGTCTTTGCTATTGCAAGTATTCCAGGGCATGCAATCTTATTTCATGCTTTACTTACGAATGGTGCAATATATTGGAGGCTTCCTATCTCTGCTTTTCTTCAAAGAGGAGACAGCAGTGATGTGCATAAAAGACAAGTGGAACATCCAAATCTCGAAGATCTTGAGTTGTGGAATTCATTTAGTTATTATCCTGCTATTACTACTTTTGATTTTTTAATAGGACAGCGCTGTAAATATTTAGGTAA